GATTCATACGTTGAATGAATGTTCATAAGAATCTCATCTTCTGACAAATAATCAACAGATCTAACATCATCTCCTAATTGAAAATGAGACATGCCCATGTTAAAAGCAATTTCTAATATTCCTTCCTGAGGAATCTCTTTTTTCTCATCATCTTGAGAGTTAAACCCTTTCATATACCATTCTAGTATTTCTTCATTCGTGTGTTCCATATGTTTCGTTGTAATATTTAATACAATTCTCGATCATTTCATCACGTTTAACAATATACTCCATTCCGTAGGGCAATGTATTTTGTTGATAAAATGTATACATCATTGCATCTATCATTTTTTGCCTCTCTATTGCTTTGGCTTGTGCATATATTCCTCCTGGAATGAAAAATCCTTCTTTAATTAGTTCATCTTTAAAATAATCTACTGCTGTATGTTCCATATTATTTGTTATAGGTTTCGTTGTAATAATAATCAAAATCCACTATTGAACGTGCAATTACATGACCCCTTCTTTCATGTGTATATATCGCTTCATCCCAAGTACTACCATGCTGCTCCTTCTCCATTGCTTTGGCTTTTTCGATAAATTCAGTATAATAAGAAGTAAACTCTTTACCATTCTTATTTTCAATTTGTTCTAATAACCAATTTACTGCCGTTGTCTGTGCCATGTTATTTGTTTTTAAAGTGAGTAGCCAGGACAGGATTCGAACCTGTATTGAGGGTATTCTCTGAATACATTTAAACTCTACAACAATCGCTTTTAATGAGGTCGCATCTCGTGTTAAGTATGTTGTTGCGTCTACCAATTTCGCCACCTGACTGTTTTTAATTGTTCGGAATTCCCGAATAGTTGACCATTTCGTTGACGTTAACAATATGGTATTTATTTGTTGTAGTTTTGGTTGTAATATTGTTCTGCTGTCATATATGTTTCCAATTTTCCACGTATATCGCCATACATAACAGCCTCAGTTATCTGCTCCTTCTCCATTTCTTTGGCTTGTTCGTATGATTCATTATATAGTATGCCATACGCATTTTTATCAATGAATTTTAATTTTTCCATTAACCAACTTACTGCTGTCTGTGTCATGTTTTATTTGTTTTGAATTACATTAAATTTTTTAAGGATGTATTTCAATTTAGACATTGAAGTTGACATTCCTTCTTCTTTTGTTATTTGGTCACCCCACATGTCCATATTTTCATATATTACTGATTCAGCATTAGCGCAGTCAAAACAGAATCCAAGTCTTAACTCCATTTCCCTTTCGCAACATTTACATTGTGCCATAGTTTATTTGTTTTTATCTTTTCTTTCTACCCAGTTATCAATACCATTCTCTGTAAGAAACTGTGAGAATACATCTGCCAACTTTAGTACATCTTCTCCATTTAATAAATGTACAATTACGCTATCTCCCTTGTGAGAGAACGTAATATTAAAGGGCTTATCATTGATGTATTGTGGAAATTCGCTACCAAAATCTTTCTTCATGTTATTTGTTTTAGTTTAGATACTTACATCTGTTTAATAAGTCTTTGTAACTATCATGACTACCTATGAAATAATACTTTTCTACTTTTCTGTCTACTCTAGAAAAAAGTTGTTTGCTACCACAGTTTCCTAGAACTGGTAATAAGTAGTCGTATTGCTTCTTTGTTATTTGATATGAAGAGTCTCTCATATTATTTAATTTTAATTTCACCTTTGAACAACCAGATAAATGGAGCAGATATCAAGAACCATAATCTCCATAAGAAGCCACCTTGTGTTTTTATTATTAACATCCACTTGATAGGATTAATGTCAATTGTTTTGCTTGGTGAAAAATCCTTAATACCAAGATTTGAGTTCTTGTAATCAATGTCATACAATAAATCCTTAGCATCTTCTTCCATAATTTCTGTTATTAGTTTCTTTTGTTGTTCTTTGCTATTAAAAAACTCACCACACTCATTACACAATACATCTATGATAGGCATGTGCTTTTGAGTATAGTCATAGTTGAAATGAAAGTTCTCTTTCTCCCCACAATGAGGGCAAAGAATTATCTTTGGTTGTTCTTTCATGTCATTTGTATTTACCAACCCATTGTACTCCTTGGGCGGTGGTGATTGTTTTGGGTGAAGAATATGGTACATCATTTGGGTAAAATATCTGAGACGGTGTTAATACATCCTCTGTCTCAAACTCTGTTGGGTATTGTGAGGACAACATAAGATACTCAGCAGTAAGTCCTGTTTCTCTACTCTTCTCTACTATTCTAATAACATCCTCCTCTGTGTACTTATACTTCTCACGGGCTTTGTTGTATCCTTTCTTGTATGCAGAACGTTCTGAATAGTTTAAATCAATATTATAAATTCCACCTGCTAAAGTTCTACCGTTAGGTGACATTATAACAGGATAATTGATTTCAGCCAACTCCTCAACATCATCCTTAATAGGTGGCAGGAGAGGTACACCTTCAAGGATTGGTGAACCGTTGAGTGGCAGGTGGGCAAGTGGGTTACCTACTTTAGAAGAATCATAGGGATGAACTGAATCATCTACTACAAGTAAATAGCCTTGTACTTTGTGTATTTTATACGTCATGGTTTCTGTTTTACTAGTTCTATAAGTTTCTTCAGACAAGCAAGTTCTGCTTCTTCGTATGTCTCCCATGTTTCACCATCATCCCATTCCTCTTCTCCTTCATTTGATAATATTGTATAGTCGTACCTTTTACCTCCTGATGATAGTGTATAGGCTTCTACATAACAATGTTTATCATACTTGTTCCTAAACCATCTAAATGCTTGTTGGTAAAGTGGTGCTTTAATTCCATCTTTATACTTCCAAACTTCATTTGAATATAACTTACCATCACTTGAATAACAGGCAATATAGTTCTCATCAAAACCTAACTCTTTAAGTTCTAATGCTTGTTCGTAAGGAATGAACTCAGATGTAAGAGAATGACTTTTTGCTTCTTGTTTGTTTTGCTTTTCCATTTAATATATTATTTATTGATGTTTTTAGTATTCCGTAATATTCAGCTGCCTCAGTAATAGAGTTAAATTCTATGTTATCTTCATTGCATTTTACAGGCTTTGACATCCAATGAACTTCAGGTTTATTTTTCCATTCATATTTCTTGTAACTTGGAGCAGGTAGTATATCAGTGATATCTTTACCCAACCTTATCTGATATTTCTTAAGAAGCAGAATGTTTTTGCCATTGATGCACATCTTTACATTACCTTGACTTGTTTTAAAGTGTTCAGCACATTGCTTTTGTGACTCAAACGACTTAATAAACCTACCCTCTTTTGTATAAGCAGATACAGGTTTGTTATTCCACTGTCCTGCTCCGTAAGCACCTTCTCCTCCATTTGTACAATTAGTAAGATTAAACCCCCATGCTTTAAACTGTTCAATCCAATACATTTCAAGTAGCCTCCAATCTTTATCTGTTTCATCTATAACAGTCATTATTGGAATCAAACCTTTTAGTTTTAATGATTTTATCCAATTATTAGAGTGGGAGTTGTTTTTATCCTTGTTGCTTAAATGGTGCTGAAGTCTTCTTTTTGGGTTATTAGACTTACCTACATACCTAACCAAAAGTGTATCAGGTTCTTGTAAGATGTATATATAAGTTTTCATACTACAAATCTAATACTAACAATTGAAACTACCAAATTTATGGAATAAATTCTTTGTCCATGTTGTCAATCTTTTAAATTAGTGTAAATAATCATGTAAATACAATACACCGTAGTCACCATACAAGCACCAAGCAGTATTCTTATTGATATCTGTGGATAATAGAATGCTAGAGATAGCATGGCTGTAATGATGGTTACAAATACGAAGGTGTATAGCGCTGCTCTTGTTTTCCTTGTCATGATTTATCCTCCTCTTTAATTAGCTTGTACATAATGTAAGCAATCTGATAGGCAAATATGTACTTAAGAATGTCTTCTGTTTTTGCGTCTTTAAGAGTGAGGGTTATTATTGCCATACAAAAAAACTGTACTAATATAAACAATCCAAATGTTTTCATAACTTTTCTATTTCATTTTTAACATCACTCCAATATTTTAATCTTCTTAGATTATACTCACCGTAAGCTTCATCTATAAGAGCATCAACTGCAACCAATGCACACTGCTTGGCTTGGGAAAAATTTATTTCACTACAATCGCAATAATGCTTACTTGGAAAATGCTCAATACTACAATGTGGTGTGTTTTCCATTTTACCTACTAACTCTTTTGCTTTGTCTTTTGGACTACTCATAGTTTATTTATTTCCTGTTTTACTTGTTCCCAATATAAATTAGTAACTATTGGATAGTATTTAGGTATGTTTGGCATACTTAAAATATTTAATATCTCATCCACTACTATCAATGCACATTGCTTAGAGCAATACTTCTTATCAAATCCTCTTCCGTCGTCTGAGATTCTTGATTCTGCATACTCATCGAATGCATCTATTAGCTGGAGAGCTTTGTCTTTAGTTGTCATAATTTATTTTTTTTGGTAGGCTTTCTTTAAGTATTTCCCTGTCCCATATATTGGTGTTGCCAATAGCGTATTGACCAATCATTCTCATCGTCCACTCAATCATTTCCTCTTGAGTGAATAGATTCTTCTTTGCTGTGTTATAGCCAAGCTTATAATAGTCCACCTTCTCTAAAGTCTTTTTGAGTTCATCGATATCCTTATCTATCATTTTGTTGTGGTCAACAACATGATCTACTAGTTTTGCATATGTGCTACCAGAGTTGCTTTCTAATACAAACTCCACCTCTCTGTCTACCCAATCTTCAGAGTAGTCGGCATATTTAGTTATTTCCGCAACATCCGAAGGGTGCAACGGGTTAACTATACTGCCAATATAAAATGGAGTTGATTCTGTAAATCTTACAGACCATCCTGACTTTAATTTAACCAATGTACCTTTCATGCGTCTAGTTTATTTATGTCCTCATTTAATCTTTCAAGGAACGTTTCTTCACCATCATCTGATGACAGAAGCCAGTCTACCCTGTGTGCGTATATCTGTGCCTTCCTAAGGAAGTATACAGCTTTTTTGAACTCCTCTATAACCTCATCAGAATACTTGTAGTGGTATAGCTCTTCTGGATATTTCCTGTACCATTCATCATCTCTCCAACGCTCTTCCTTAAGCTCTTCTCTAGTCTTAGGCTTACCGCTGTTGCGTATCTCTTGCTCGATCTCATCGGCTATGTAGCCAATCTTGTACTGGTCGTAATTAAAGGCGCCTCCACTCATTTGTTTTCAATTTTAAGTCCACAATATAAATCAAGCCAAGCCATTTGACGTTCAGCTATTTTTGAATAATGGCGATTTTTCTTTTTAATGTGTTTAGCACCCCATTCTCTCCATTCTTTATTCTGCTCTTCTGTCATGGTGTATTGTGTAAACCATTCATCTGTTCTACCTTCTACATCTTCAAACTTAACGTCATGTCCTGCTATTTCAAACATCTTATCGATGAGTTCTTTTAGCAGTTGTTTTTCCTTGTTTACTTTTTGTTCTGCTCGTGTCATTATCTTACTGAATTTACTTTGAGTTTATTATCTTGGTGAACTAAATATTCACCTCTAGTTTCCATTGTATCAATGAAATAGTATTTACCACCAGTGAATTGTTTAGACAGTTCTATACTTAACCTTTTCATCTGTGTGTGTCCTACAATTTGTATGTAGTCGTTCTTTAATCCTTTAGAATGTCTCTTATTTACACCGATTAGTGATCTGGGTCTAATCCAAATTGGTGTTTGACATGCATTATCACCTGTAGGTTCTAATCCATTGAAGTCAAATGCTTTTGGTTTGTGTTTAAATAATTCGTTCAAATCTTCAACAATTGTTTCTTTTGACCAACCGTTCTCACCAAACACCTCATCCATAAACACAGGACTTACACCTGCATGTGTAAATAGGTATTTATCAAAGCTATACGCCATTTGTAGATGGTGTCTGTTCTCATCTATCACTTGGCTTATATTTGGAGCTATTCCAGATTGGTAACCACTGGTTCCTGTATATCCCACTTCTGGGAAGTAGTGATGGTCATGATTACCTATGAGCATCACCACTTCCACTTGTGGGTTATCTTCCTTATACTTGATGATTTCTTTGAAATTATGAATTTGTTCTATTCCAGGGATTTCAAATGAGTCAAAATAGTCTCCTATGAAAATCACCCTATCAGGTTTGTCCTGATGAACAGCTAATTTCCAGAATGACCTACCATGTGTATCTCCAAGGACTATCGTTTTCATGTTAATTTACAATTTTTACAAAGTTATGAATATAATCATCTTTAAACGTATTACATCTCTGACATTTACAATTCATTCTTAATCCATAAGAATAAATCATAAACCATTTATGACCAAATATTTTACATCTGAAGGAATTAATAAATTGTTTCATTTGAGTGAGTTTTGGTTAATTTTTTCTCATCTATTCCAAGAATGTTTAATATTTTTATAACTTTATGCCTAAATGTGTAGTTAAATTTAAAAAGGTCATCAAATGTTTCTCTTGAATAAATGACAACAGAATGATCATAGCTAACTATTCCAGAAGCTATTTCTATATTTGTCATGTTCAAGAAATCTACACACAATTTACAATATATTTTCTTAGGTTCTACATACTTTCTTTTTCTTGATTTTATAAAAAGGAAGTTTTCAGAATCTTGATATTGTGTAAGGATTGCATCAATGACATCTTTTGAGGTGAGCATTCTATCATTTTTTACATATTCCTTAGGAAGCAAATAATGTTTTAGTAGAGGGTAGATGTATGGTGATATTTTTTTCATTTGCTATTTTTTATAGAATCTTCCCGTTTCTTCGTCATACACAGGAGCTGTATGAAAGCTCCAAGCCATGAAAATAAAAGACAAAATCGTTAAAATAATAAAGATTTTCAACATAATTGATTGATTTTAAATTAATTATAAAAGTGCGTAGAGGATTTCTCCCCTACGCACATTTGCACTAAAAGGAATGATGTAGTCTAATGACCATCTTTCTATTTCCATTAGATGGAATATAGGAGAATCTTTTCCTTTTTACCACTAGCACTCCTTTTCTTGCCTTGTTGGCAGAAATGATAGAATCTATTAACTTACTGGCTAGGAAGTAGTCTGACATATCCTTGGTGTAGGACAATGGTTGCAAACTTACTTTTTTTGATGAATAGACTAGTGTAGGCATATTTATGGATTTTGGTTACTATTGATTAGCTTGATGCTTGTAGTAGTTAGAATGTAATAATTAGCTTATTACCTTCTATTACAAACTCCTTAACCTTTACAACTGTGTTAGGCTTAATTGTCTTATCAGCCTTTGCAATCCTTTTGGCAATATTAACCTTTCTTAAAGAAGGATGTTTCTTTGCTAATGTGCAAAGCTTCACCTTAATAGAAGCAATTGACCTGTCTAGTTTCTCAGAAAGAACCATAGCAGCCTTTGTCTGATCGCCTTTGGCAAGCTTTAATGTTAACTTGGCTAAGTTCACTTCCTGATACGTCCATCTGTTGCGTGTAATTAATGTGTTCATGATTATTGGTTTTAATTGTTAACTTATTTTGTGTTTAGATTGATGTCTGATAGCTTGCATTGATAGTCTGTATGTTGCAACAGCATCTCTTAACGAGCCTCTATTGTTGGTTTCCATAAAACTTTGATGACAAGTTTTTCCCATACCAAAACAATCATTTTCTATTTGTTTCAGTTTTTCAGCTTGTGATACATCTTCTGGTTTAATTGCTTGTTTCTTTTTCATTTTTTTCTATTTGTTTTAATTGTCTTAATGCTGTTATATATGTTTTATATTTAGTTATTATATCATCATTCAAATCTTCTTTTTTTATACCTAACTGAATCAATAAACCACGCAAATAAGTATTTGAAAGATTATCAGAACCATTTTTAGCAGATTTTCTACCATATGCTCTTTCTTTTTCTATGTTACGAGCTATCCATTCTTTTTTATAATTATCAATACGTTCTTTGTTTTCTTGATAATACTCCTTTTTTCTTTCTAAATCCTTAACTCTCCATATTTCGTTAGTCTTTCTTTTAATTTTTGAATATTGTCTTGCTGTCTTTCTGTGATGTTCTATATGAGTTTTTCTCCATCTTTTTCCATTTTCATATCCTTTTTTTGAACAACTGTAGAAAGTGTATGTCTTTTTATCTCCTGACGCTAATGTTTTTGTTCTTTGATATGTAACCCATCTAGTACCACCACAATGAGGACATATTTTATCTGGAATATCTATTGTAGGCATAAATTTGAATTTTAAATAAATAAAAAAAGCCCCCAACAAATTAATGTTGAGGGCTCTATTCACCATATAAAAAACCCTAACCAAAATGTCTATTGGTGTAAGCAGCAGAAACTCTGAATTGTAAACACCACTCATTGAATGGTGGTTGTTTTACAACTTTTACAGTTCTTGTTCCTGGTTTAAAAGGTTCACCTTTTCTATCAGTTGTGAACCCAAGTAGTTTTTTAATCTTTTTCATTGTTTAGTAATTTTCATCATTACGAGATTCATCTATTATCCATCTTTCTTCATCACTCTCAGTGTATTCGTCTTCAACAAATTCTTCCTCTTGAGGATATCTAATTGTGATTTTTCCTTCGTAGAGCAAAGGAGAGATGGAATCTTCATCATTTGGGTCTATTTCTAGTTCTATTTCACTTTCATAATCCTGTATGATGGTGTTGTAATGTTTCACTTCTATGTCAATAATGTAATCAGAACTTTCTCCTTCATCAAACCATGCTATTTCTTCTGGTCCTGCTAGAATGTATTCCTCATTCAAATTAGGATTGCCGTAATAGATGATGTATGGTTCAACAGGATAGCCATTTTGAAAAATGTATTCATCTTCATCAAAAGGAACATTCTCAAGACTTCTAATATAAGGAACATCTCTTATCCATCCTAGAAATAACATACCTTTCTCTAATTGCATAGGCATGTAACTTTTGAAAACTAATGATGCTTTCTCGTACATAATTAAAATGAGTTTAATGTTATTGCGTCTAATTCTTCTTTTAGCTTCTCTACTAATTGGTTGTTCTCATAGCTAATCTCAACAAACTTACCTTTGTTAATAGCTACAGATAGATTAAGATTGTTCTTTTCAAACCAAAACTTATTGTATAGACATTTTTCAAGGGAAATAGCACTAAGCTCATACCCATCTCCATTCTCATAAGGAGATATGAAAAACTCATAAGAATCATCAGGTTCTCCAAGTTTCTCCTCCATAAGAGATGTGAATTTGTTATACATAGTTTTTAAAGACAACCAACTGTCTTGTTTTGGTAGTTGAACAACAGCTTTACAGAAAAGCTTTGTAGTTGGTGTGCTAACTAATAACAGCTTTACAGCATTACCAGCTACAGTTCCTTTCATTTGTACAACATTAGCCTCAGTTTTTACAAACACATAGCCTTTCTGCCTATATCTCATAATGGCACTATTAATAGTGCCACTAATAGAAACACCATCAAAGCTCTGTGCATTTGTCAAATTAGAATAAATAAACAACATCAAAGCAATAAATAAACATTTTTTCATGATCTGGTTTTTTTGGTTTTAAATATGAGCAGTCAGGACTCGATTCGAACGAGTATGTTACGTCTTACTCATAACTGAGATGATGCGTTTCTGTTCAGCGTCTACCAATTCCGCCACCTGACTATTTGCTTGTCTCTCCAAGCTGTCATACCACTTTGTATTCTGTTCTGGGGTATACCCGTTCCTAACGGTAAAGCGGTATCGAAAACCAGTATGAGTTTAATCTGCTAATATCCGTCTCCACCTTTGCTGCTCATTATAAGGGTCAGCTACATAAGCATTGATTTCTTTCATAGCATCATCTATACTAGTGAACGGAATTGATTTACACCCTACTTCAACAACACATCCTATGGAAAGGAATCTAATGTTAATTGGATATTCTCTAAGGTAGTAATTTCGGCTCATTCGTTCTTGAGTTTTTACTGCTAATTCTTCTTGCATTACTTGTGGTTCCATGATTGTTGTTTTTAAAATGTGAGCGTTGGGAGCAGGATTCGAACCTGCATACTATGAGGATTACCCCATTTTACGTTCCTTGTACCTCGGAACAACGTCTACCAATTGCGCCATCCCAACATTTGCAACTTCTGGATAGTTGCCACCCACCTGCAAACTTTTTCAATTTGAATATAGGCACCATTATGCCTTAGTAGGAATTGAGTCATCAAGTTTGCTATGTCTATCCCAACCCAAGTGCGTGGGTTCAAGGGTCAAACTCCTACTTTGTGATTATTTCAATACTTCCTGATTTCATCAATTCCAAAATCAAGTTTTGGAGCTTGAGATGCCTCAAGAAGAGATTTTGAGAAAGCGTCTACATCCTCAAGAGCCAATTCAAGCTCATATTTGAGCTTTTTAAGGGCTTTTGTGGCACCATCCTTCACTCTTGCAATAGCTTTTTGCTCAAGCTGTTCAAATGGGAGCAATTCTGCACCCCATCTTGCAATAAGATGAATATCAGCTCTCCATTCAGATTCTGCTTTTGTAAAGCCAATAACAAATGGGTCTGGACTTTTGTCATCGTAGCAGATGTGAATCTTACTATACCAACCATTATCTTCAGCTTTCTGAATTTCCTTCAGAACATCTAAAGGAATTGTAGAAGCTCTATATTCCTTATATTTAACTTGAACAGGACACAATGTTTTAATTATCCTGTTTGTCTTTGGATCTACATACATATAAGGAGGAGCTTTCTTCTCTGCACTCTTATCTGCATGTTTCAACTGTGCATCCAATCCAAGTTTGGATGCAATTTCAAACCATTCTTGAGCGTGTTCTGCTTGCTCTAAGTCTTGGAGTTCTGGTTCAATGAAGATTTCTGTAGCCATATTTGGGGGTTTTTTGGTTTAATAGCCTAATTTATCAAGGTCATCAATATTAGCAGTTATATGTACAAATCCTCCTTTTACATAAAGATCAAAGAAGAATGTAGCAAGCTGTCTAAAGCTATGAAATTCTGTTGGGGTTAAACTGACGGTTTTCATGTTTATTGATTTAAAATAATTTAAATGGTTAAAATTCTTTTGAAACGAGAATTAATTGGATGATAAGAGCCAGAAACGTCCAAATGAGAATTAAAATGGCTGCAATAATTTTTATCTTTTCTTTCATCTTTTCTTCTTTTTATAAGGACGAATTGATGTTAATGCTATATTATTGCCGAGCCTATTAATAGGAGACATCTTGTATTTTATATTATTCCTGTCAAGAATATCCTTTACTAAAGGAAGTTCTTTATCAGTGTGTAATATAGCTTCAGATATCTTTGAATGTCTTAAAATCTCATAATCCTTCATAAGGGGTGAGAGAATTCCCACATAATGACGTATAACTTTCACTACAGAGATTTTAACACAAAGTCCTTTGTCATCCTTAACAAATTTACCCTTTTCATCTCTCATTCTTTCTTCTACCATTTTTTCTTCTTCTACAATAAATGTATAAGTCATATTTTCTCTTTGTATGTGATGTAATAAAGTGCACTTGTTCCATACCCAGCAGCAGATATGCAAGATATAAAGAATAAATTAAGCAAACTAGGCTCAAGATAACAAAATGCAAGAAAAATAATAATGGATGTCAATATCACCATTAAAATGCTGATAATCAATAACTTGTTCATGGTTTTGGTTTTAAATAGCCCCTACATATTATTATGTAGAGGCTATAATGATTAATTTTTGTTGGCTTCAAATAGCTTAGACCTAGAATCAATAATGTCAAGATCTTTTATCATTTCTGTTGCCTTGTTAGGATCGTTCTCTGTTTTGGCTTTAATAACAACCATCATACAAAGTGTCCTAATCCTATTAATTGTTTCTTGTGAAGGAACAATAGAATGCATTTCAATAGCTTCTTTAAGGTCACTAAGAATAACATCCTCTGACATAGCTGCTGACAATAAAATCATTAATTCTCTCATTTTGATTGGTTTATATGTGTGAAATATTAAATAAATTCTAAAAAAGAGGCTCTAATGTAGACACATTGAGCCGTATCAACCTTTGAAAAAACACCTATTTTAGCTTGGATAGCAATCTGTTACAACTTGAGGACACTCATTGTAAATCCACCACTCTGAGCCGTCATATTCTCCTCTTGTAGCCCATGTATTATTATTAAACCATATAGTTCCATATAAATACTGAAGCCCATATCCATCGTCATAATCAAAATCAAGACTATTTAGGAAGTCTTGATATTGTTCCTCTGTATATCCAATACGAAGGACTGTCTGTTTAGCTTTAAGATCATCATCCATAACAGTGATGATGGCACAAATAACGTTTGGACGGCTAGTTACAAAGTCTTCAAATTCTTCTTTTGCGTTCATTATTCTTGATTTAATATGTCATCTAATTTATTACATTCACCATTAGCTATTGTTCCCAATTTACGACCAAAATCATATATTACAACACTATCTTCCTCCATAAACAGTTGAAATTCACTTGATTCTGTAATAACTAAGTCTTGATTACGGTTCCATTGTCCTGTAATAAGACCATTAGCTATCTCTTCAGCATAAAAATGTTCATATAAAACACCATTAGCTTGTACATTAAATATAGGACGACCCTCATCATCATCCCACAATTCTGTTACAATAACATCATTTTCCTTCAGAGAACATGAAAATGAGGCAAAAACAAACATAATAGCAAATAAATACTTCATATACTTGGTTTTAAATTGGTGACAAAAGAAAAATGCAGGCCTTGCACCTGCTCGGGAGCATATGTAACCTCCAATTGTATAATTCCCCTCTGCACTCAAAATGTAATACGTGTACGAACACTTTTTCTGAATACTCATGTACGAGAACACGTTATTTTACATATTACATTCTGTCAGCCCTTGGGAAAGCTGTTTGTGGTGCATTAAAAGAAAGAGCCCTATAACAGGCTCTCTAAATCAGCTTTTGGAAAATACTTAAGTACATGCTCTTTACTATCAAACGCATCTCCCGATAACGTATTATCATTAGCAATTAATACATAATATCCATCTTCCCTAAGGAACAAATAAGGATATTGTCTATCATTAGTAATAAATAATACTTTACGATACTTTCCCATAATTATTGATTTAAATGATGAATGAATAATACCCCTCTGCGTTCAGTTGTACACGTAGACGCTCAGCTGCCTGATTGTCTCATGAGATACCTGTTATGGTGTGGTTACCAGCCTATCACTATCTGATAACTGTATCTCGTATAAATGTGTGTACAACTGCCTGTCCTTGGGAAACAGGAATGACGCATTACTCCTTTCTGATAACCCTCAGAAAGTCCAAAGAAGGGATTTCTAACAACCGCTAGAAACAAACTCTTAATGTAACACTTATTTGGACCTATGTGGAATACCACGCCAAAGCTTCTCTTTATACAGAAGCCCATCATCCAAAGATGTGTTAGTTTGTGTTACATAAGAGCTATATATTAAAAGAGCCCTGTTACAGGCTCTTATATAGACTGTATTATCCAATTATCTTCACATTAGCCGTGATTAAGTAACTTGTATAATACTAATGTTAAAGCGCTGCTTTCAGCCTCGAACATATTTTAGGTCTATAATATCATTTATCATCATCATCCCAACCTGTGAGATAATATTGTTCATTTGAGTTCATAACTATTGATTTAAATAATGAATTAATGCTATGTATATCTACGAATTTGACTGATTTTAAGGAATTTGAAATGGGTTGTGAAGGGTTTTAATGACTATACACCATCTATTTAACACCTATTAATAAATATATAAATCATTGATTATTAATGGTTTATATTGCCCACCCTATACATGAAAGGCATTACCCTCCCTTATACACAAAGAAAAAAGGGGAATTTCACCCCTTCCAATCAAATGTAATCCTCAAAGGCAACAGCTTTAACCTTCAATTCCTTAGCTTTAATGTCTTTAACATTAATGCTAATCAAACCACCACCAGGCATGGTAATGTAAGGAACTCCAGATTCTCCTTCACGAATCTCAAAGTTCAGCAAATGACCAAGCTCAATGGTTTTGTTTCTAATACCATCACTAACTGGTAATGAGCAAGTTACCATTTTACTTGTACCATCAGCACGCTGCAAGATGACAACCACACGCTTATTGGGGTCAGCCAAATTGCTTTTGAGAAAATCAATTTTACCATTTTCTCCAACAATCTCAATTATTGTACCATGAGATGTCATTAATTCTTTCCTTTCGTAAACTTCGAACTGTAACATAATTTTCGATTTAAATTGTTATGGGGGGTCACCTCGACTCCCCAATTGCAGGTGGGGTAGCGAATTGGGATTAGCCTCCTGTCCCGTGAACATAAAACATTTCCTAATTTCCATGTAATGTCCATGTAAGATTCTTCTTATGAAGGAATACTGGGGGGCATACCCAGATTTATATTTCTATATAGGGGGGCTTTTATATACCCTTCCATCCCAGAAAAAAAAATTATTTTGTTGTGTATTGTTATTTAGCATTACCTTTGAGGGCGGAGGGTGGGTTTGGAATTACATTAAAAAGGGTTTTATATGATTTGGGTTATATTATTGGTGCTTTTTAGTATTTCCTTTGTATATGGATGTATTAGGATGTATTTAGCTTCTGTGTCTTTTGAAATTATCAATCTTTCATATGGGTATTATAATATAGGTGTACATTATAATAGGGTGTATGAAGATGAAGATGTTTGTTATGATGAGCTTTTAATTGGATTATTTCTTATAAATATTGTGTTTGTATTTGTAGGAGATAGTAATGGGTGAGTAATTTTTGGACATAATATGGCATTTAGATGTAATGTATTGTTCATCAAGTGTTTGTGGATTGTATGTAATTTTATATTTTTGTATTGTAATGTCAACAAAAGAATTAAATAAGGAAGCTGTAGGTGTTTTACAAAGGATTAAAAGGCCTGAGGAGAATGCTTATGATTTGGCAGAGAAGTATTATAAGATTATTTCTGTTGTTAATAATTTGAAGTTGACAGAGAGGGAAGTGCAATTAGTGGCATATACGGCTATTAAGGGGAATATTTCCTACGCTAGTAATAGGAATGAGTTTTGTGAGAAATATGAGAGCTCTGAGGCAACGGTTAATAATATTATTTCCAAGCTTAAGAGAATAGGGGTGTTGGTGAAGGATGGGAATAAGACGAAGGTGAATCCTGTTATATTGTTGGATTTTAATAAACAGTTGACGTTAGAAATAAAGCTTTTACATGGAGATGGACGTTAAACCACGATCGATGTCCATGAAGGACTATCTCGTGAGGGTGCTTGCTGTAAAGATGATGATGGCTGAGAAGACGATAGAAACTGTTATAAATCATCAGTTCCAAAGTTCTTCTGAGGCAATGTTGAATAATGGTAGTGTGGAGATAAGTGGGTTTGGGAAGTTTTATTTTAATAAGAAGAAGGCACAGAATAAGCTGGAAGCTCTTGTTTGTATAAAGGGTAAGCTGGAGGATGAGCTTAAAAAAGACACTCTTTCTGATAGGCAGAGAGATAAACATGAAACTAGATTACAGGGTGTTTGTTCAGAAATTGATTATTTGATACAGAAAACCAATACAAATGATTAATTTTCATCAAGTGTTCGAAGGATGGAGGAATAATATTCTTCCTCCAGAGGAGATGAAAGAAGCTATTGCGTCTGTGAGTGTTGAGAGGATGGAGGTTTGTAAGGGATGTAGCTTCTACTCTGAGAACAAGAAAAAAGAAGGATGGGCTATTTTACGTCCAGATATACATTGTACAAAATGTGGATGTACGCTTTCTGCTAAAACTAAGTGTATGTCTTGCAGTTGTCCAATAGGGTTTTGGAAGGAAGTTATTTCTCAAAAAGATGAAGAATTGATTGAAAATGAACAACAACTTAAGGATTAAAAAGGTGCCTCTGGAAACTTTCCTTGAAATTCTTTCAGATTTGTTTGACAAGGGGGTTGATTATGTTGATATAGCAGGAACAGACGAAGAAAATGGCATCACCATATCTTTCTGTAAGGAGTATATGTCTGAGGAATTCGTTGAGAACTTTGACGCAATTCCTACAACAACAAAGTCCTCAGAAGAGATTAATATCAATCTTCCAAGTGATAGCGACGTAGATGATTTAAATGATTTAATATGAGTAGTATATTTGAAGTTTGGGTGATGATAGAGAAACTGGCAGCACTTGCTGCTACAGAAGGAGTTTCTGAAGAGATTAAGAAGTTGGCAAATGCTGAAATTGAAAAGCTTTTGCACAATGTAATATTGCCAGAAGCAAAGGAGCTTTCAGCCAATTATTCTGGTATAATAACAAAATAGAAAGGGAAATGAGCAGAAAAGCCAGTTATTACAACCAGGTTATCAATGCTCTTCAGGAACTACATACTCACTACCCATCTTATAATTTGGGTAGACATTTGGCGACAGCTTTTTCAGACTATGGAGATTTGTGGGGAGTGACAGATAAAGAGATGGTTTTTGCATTAGATAGGTATAGGGCACAGCTTGACATGGATTATTCTCATAAGGATGAGGATTATGTTGACAAGATTGTGAAGGATGGAATGGATTTAGATAAATTATTTAAAGAAGACGAAGACGATTATGGCGACAGCTATTAAGAAAACTACATATATTAATGCAGAGCTTGAATGGGCTGAAGAACAGCTCAAGAGCTGGAAGGCTTATGTTGATGCCAATCCTCTGCATGAGCTGAAGGATAGGATTGAATGGAAGCCTACAGCTAAGGGTGGAATGCTGCCTATGGTGATTGCTTCTATTGAAGCACAGGGTAAGTTTGTTCAGGAAACAATGAAGAACTACCTTGCATTGGTTGAGGTGGTGGATAAGCTGAGAAGTATTGAAGAAGCTAAGGTGGAAGTGAGAGGAAAGGGTGAACTTAGTGCACAGGCAGAGGAGTTTTTGAAAAATAGAAAATGAACAACCTAGAATCAATAGATTATAAGGACTGGTTCATGAATCAAAAACGAATCCCTGATAGGGATAGTGATGAGTATGTTCCGTTCTTTAATTTTCATAAAAATCTTTGTTTAAACGGTGCTATGATGAATGGGGTGTATATCAACCCCTTTTTATATTGGCACCTAAACATATGGCATACGGAGGTGGATGTTATTGATGAAAGAGGTAGAATCTCTCAGAAATACTCCAATCCACTTCTGAGGGACAACGAATGGATTGTAACAAACGAGATTGACAGGGCACAGCAGGAAAAGAAAGGACTTGTCATTCTTGGTATACGAAGGTTTGCTAAGTCTGTTCTTGAGGCAAGTTATATAGCATGGGGAGCTACATTTGATGAAAACTCCCAAAACATTATTGCTGGACTGAATGCTCCAGATATTAAGCTTATTACAGATAAGATTGATAAGGGACTAAACTTCCTTCCAGAAGCTTGGAGATGGCAGAGAATTGAGGATAATTGGAAGAATCAAGTGACACTGGGTATTAAAACCAAGGGAGGTGAAAGGATTCCCTTCTCTCAAATCCTCATAAGGAACCTAGACGAGGGTAATAATGAGGAAGCTATTGCTGGTACTAAGCCACGTAAGTTGATTATTGACGAGATTGGTAAGGGATCTTTTCTCAGAGGATTTCAGGCAGCTGTACCTGGTTTCACTACACCTTTTGGATGGGGTTGTTCCCCTATTCTTACAGGCACTGGTGGTGATATGAAGAAGTTTATGGATGCAAAGAGTTTGATGTTTGACGTAGACAACTTTAACTTTCTTACATATAATAATGACAAAGATACAGCAAGAGTGCACGGCTTATTCATCTCGTACAAATATAGGATGGAGGCAAAAGAGGAGTCTAGCCTTGGTGAATTCCTTAAGGAACCTACTGGTAGCGATTTACACAACATTAAGATGTTGGTTAGCAATGAGGAAAAGGCAGTCAATATAACTACAGCCAACTTAGAGCGTCTAAAGAAAGCAGGGGACAGGATAGCATATCTGAAGGAAAAGATGTACTATCCTATGGAAGTGGATGATATATTCCTTAATGAGGATACAAATATATTTGACATTGAGGCTGCTAAAAGACAGAAAACCAGACTTTTATACCAAGAGCGTACAGGCACCCCAGTGATATTGTTCTCTGATGGAGAAAAGATTGGTCATGATTTTACAGATAAGCTACCAATTACAAACTTCCCATTAAAGAACTCAGACGCAAAGGATGCCCCCATTGTAATATATGAGTTTCCTGTAAACAACCCTCCTTATGGATTGTACGTAGCAGGAGTTGACCCGTATAGACAAGGACAATCAGCATACAGTTCCTCTTTAGGAGCTGTGTACGTATATAAAAGAATGCATGATATTACAGGGGAGAAATATCAGGATATGTTTGTTGCTTCCTACGTAGCAAGACCTGATAAGAAGGAAAAGTGGGAAGAGCAGGCTAGATTGCTTATAAAATATTATAACGCAAGAACTCTGTGTGAGAACGATGATATTTCCTTCATAGAATACATGAAAGCTAAGGGAGATGCTCATTATTTAGAGAAACAACCTCAATGGTTGATGGAAGTTGTGCCAAACACAACAGTGAAACGTGAATACGGCATACACAGGAGCTCCCAGAAAATAATAGACTATCTTCACAACTGTCTTAAGAAGTATTTGGAAGATGTTATACATTCAGAAAAAGACGAGCAAGGTAACCTTATAAGAGAGGTTACAGGGGTGAGTAAGATATTTGACCCAGTGCTGCTTGAAGAGATAATACAGTATAACGACCAGGGAAACTTCGATAGATTGGTTGCTGCAGAACTTGCTATAGCACAAGCCCTTAAAATGGACCCCATCATGGGAAGAGTTGGAGGTTCAGGAGACGAAAGAATAGCAGCTCTCTTTTCTAAGAACAAAAAGAAAAGATCCGTTATAGAGTCTTCAGGAGGAGGATTGTTTAACCATAGAAAAAATAAACTCTTTACATAATGGCAATAATTAGATATACAAAAGATGCTACAATACGTTATGCGTATTTAAATATATTCCCTGACCAGTTTAAAACTGAAAAGGAAAAGAAAGATGAGAGCTGGATAAAGAACACAATGGACTATTTTGCAAATAAGGCTTACGCTGAATATGTTAAAAATAGGGACACATTTGTTAAAAACTACGATCTTGTAAAAGGAATCCTTCGTATGGAGGATTTTTACCAAGAGCCTGAGGTTAAGAGTTTTACAGAAATGCTCACAGCAGATTTGCAGCTTCCTGCTTATGTAAAGCACTATTCAATAATAACAACACCCATTAACGAGCTTGTTGGAGAGATATCCAAGCGTCCAGATGCATTTAGAGTGAAAGCTTTTGATGATGACAGCCAGTCAGAGGAATTGAAGTTTAAAACAGAGATTCTCCAAAACTATGTAATGTCTCAAGTAAAGCAGAAGATTGCTGAGAAAATGGCTATGGAAGGAGCTGAGATTGATGAGGAGCAGCTTCAGCAAATGACAATTGAGCAAGTTAAAGATGAGCTGGATACATACACATCTGTTGCTGAAAAGTGGGCAAACCACGTATTGACAGCCCAAAAAGCTGAGTTTATTCTGAAGGAAAAGAGTGAAGATGCTTTTAGAGATATGCTTATTTCTGCCAGAGAGTTCTTCCATATTTATGAGGACAACTCCAAAACTGGCTATAATGTAGAGGTGGCTAATCCAAAGAATACATGGTTTCTCACCACTCCAGATAGGAAATATATTTCTGATCCTACAGGAAGAGCTCAAGGTGCCTACGCTGCTGGTACAGTGCAGGTGATGGAGCTTTCGGAAATAATCGAATCCATACCAGATCTTACAAAGGATGAAATAGATCACCTAAGAAGTTCTCTGCAAGACTACGGACTTATTAATGTACGTGAGTCTAACCTTGGTAATCCAGATGTAACTCCTGGTACAGATTCTGTTACATATGACACTTATGACCCATTGGTTCTTCAGACAAGGATGATGATTGAGTCTGAGATGAAAGAGAATAACGATGGTTTGAAAGATTTTCTAGGACTCACATCAAACGTTTCCTCTTTTGGTTACAAGTATGTGGTTGTTAGGGCTTATTGGTTGAGTAAGAGGAAAATAGGTAAGCTTATTTACATAGATGAGCTGGGAAATGAACAGTCTATTCTTGTAGATGAAAATTATAAGTCGGGAACAATCCCTACACAACAATCTCTTGAATGGGGCTGGGTTAATCAGTGGTATCAAGGAACTAAGATTGGTCCTGACATCTATCACATTAAGCCTTACAAACTCTTGAACTATTGCCCTATAATAGGACTTGTTCATGAAGTTAAAAACACTGAAGCAAAAAGCCTTGTAGACCTTATGAAACCCTTCCAGGTGTTGTATAACGTCTGTATGAACCAGCTTTACAAACTCCTTGAGAAAGAAGTGGGTAAGGTGTATTTGACATCTATTAGGCACGTTCCTGTTCCAAAAGATGGTGATGCTCAAGATGCTCTTGATGTTTGGGAAATGGAAGCTAGAAATAGAGGCGTAGTGTTTATCGATGACTCTCCAGAGAACCTCAAGAGCCCATCTAGTTTCAACCAATTTAGAGACATTGACCTCACACGTACGCAGGAGATTCAATCTAGATATCAACTTGCTCAACAGCTTAAGTCTGAGTGTTGGGAGCTTATAGGTATGACTAGGCAGCGTATGGGTTCTATTTCAGCAAGTGAGTCTGCTACAGGTGTAAATGCAGCTGTTCAACAGTCGTATTCTCAAACAGAGCCTCTGTTTGTAGCACATGAGTATGTAATGGGTCAATTGTATCAAGCAATTATTGATGCATCTCAATATATTGAAAGCAAAAAACCACAATCCACGCTTTCATACATCACATCTGAAGGAGAATCTGCATTCATTCAAGTTAATGGTACAGATTTGAAATTTCGTGATTTGAAAGTCTATCTTACAAATCGTCCTGAAGACAAGAAGATGTTTGATGAGATTAGGGGTCTTTCTCAGGCAGTTCTTCAAAATGGTGGCTCTCTGCATGACATTATTGAGCTTTATTCAACAAATTCTGTTAGGCAAATGAAGAGAGTGTTTAAAACTCTCAAAGAAAGGCAAGAACAACTGCAAGATCAGCAGATGCAAATGCAACAGCAGCAGATGGAGCAGCAGCAACAAATTGCTCAAGCTCAGATGGAACAAGCTCAAATGCAGAACGAGCAGAAGGTTGCGAATGAAAACTACCAAAAAGAACTTGATAGGATCAATAAAAAGGAAATTGCAATCATCCAAGCAACAGGGTTTGGTAAGGTGGAGAGTGAGGATTTGAATAGCAATGCTGTTCCAGATGTCCTTGAGATGAGCAGATTTGCTAGCGAAGAGGCTAGAGCTGCCAAAGATTACCAAATGAAAATGTCTGATATACAAAATAAGAACAGGCTTGCTGCAGAGAAAATGCAAATAGAAAGAGAGAAAATTCAATTAGCTAGAGAGAATCAAGCAAACGATTTAGCAGTAGCTAAAGAGAATGCAAAGGGTAGAAATAAAAAGAAATCGTAATCATTTACGTTATAGTAAAAATCACTAATGCTATATTATCGCAAAAATTGAATTCTATAATGTATCACGTCTTTGTAATTAATGCATGTTAATATATTTTTACACAGTAAACCAATAATTTAAATAAACTACATATGGCCGATAATCTAAACACTCCATCTTTTGGAAACTTTAGTATTGAAAACACTATGGAAATGGGAATGGGAAGTGCAGATCTTATTAATGATTTGCTAGGTCCTGAATCAGTTTCAGCAGCCCCTTCTGACGTTAAAGAACTTGAACCAGAAGCTCCTGCAGAAGCTCCTAAAAAAGCACCTCAACAAGCTCCTAAAGAGGAGAAAAAAGCTGAGCCTGAAGATTCAAAAAAATCTATACAAGATTTTTTATATGGTTCTGAACAAGAAACTGATGAGGACGATGAAGAAACTTCATCAAAACCTGAAACAAAACCTGAACCAACTACCACTGACAGTGATGATTCCTCAGATTCTGAAGAGGTTAACCAATTTGAAGCTCTTTCTCGTGACCTTTTCAAACTAGGTGTATTCAATAAAGATGATGAAGATGAAGAATCCCCATCAATAACCACTCCTGAGGAATTTCTAGAGAGGTTTAATTTAGAGAAGAAGAAAGGAGCAATTGACATAGTGAATAATTTCATAGGTCAATTTGGCGAAGACTACCAACAAGCTTTCCAAGCTATTTTTGTAAAAGGTGTCGATCCAAAAGATTATTTCGGTACATATAATAATATTCAAAGTTTTTCAGACTTGGATCTTTCACAAGAAAGCAATCAAGTTTCTGTAATTAAACAAGCTCTGGCTGATCAAGGATTTGAACCAGAAGATATTGATACAGAAGTTGAAAGACTTAAAAACTATGGAGATCTTGAAACTGTTTCAGCAAAACACCACAAAGTGTTAGTTAAGAAAGAAGCAGCAAAGCTTGCTCAAATGGAGCAGCAAAAAGAACAAGAACTTCAAAAACAACAAGCCCTTAAACAACAGTATGTACAGAACGTACAAACTGTTCTACAGGATAAATTAAAAGCTAAAGAATTTGACGGAATCCCCATCAATCCAAAATTAGCTAACGAACTACAAGATTTTCTTTTGGTTGACAAATATCAAACTCCTTCTGGCGAAAAGCTGACAGAGTTTGACAGGCAAATTTTGGAATTGAAAAGACCTGAAAACCATTCTACTAAAGTTAAAGTGGGACTAATTCTTAAAATTCTAGAAACCGATCCTACGTTGTCAACAATACAAAAAAGAGGAATCAGTAAAAAATCAGATGATTTATTTAGTGAAGTTGCAAGGCAGAGTACAAAAACTGCAGCAAAATCTTCAAAAGAATCTTCTAGGACAACATCATGGTTTCAATAAACATTTATAATAATTAAAAAGATAACAAAATGCCAATTCAAACTATCCCAGGTTTAACTGGGTTTACGTATGCTAGAGTGGCTTCTATGGACAAACGTGCTGTAGGCAAGCTTACGGACGCTAATCACCTAGAAAGTTTCCACTCCACCGAACCTGCTGATTATGATAAGAAAATCATCAGCTTGTACACTCAAAGTTCTTTGTACAGCAACGATTTTCTGGACATGATCAACAAGTCCACTCCTTATTACATTGATAATAACAGTGATGCTTGGAAATGGCAAATACAAGTGCCTTACAAGTTTCCAAAAATTATCGATGTTCCTGCAACAACAGAAGCATTACCAAAACCTGGTATTGATGGACAAGAGTTTACTCTCGTACTTGACACCAATGAGTTTTCTAAAAATGCAATTGTTTCTGTAGGTTCTCGTCAATACGGTCCTAGGTTTTATGTTGTTAAAGATCCAGTTCCTTGGAACATGGGCTTTCTTTACAGCTTCACTCTTGTAAGTGATAACCCAATAGTTGATTTTGTAAGCCCTACCTTCTTGCAAGTTGGTATTGAGCTGGAACTGGTTGATGCTGCAATTGGTGAGTTTGATCAGGATCTGTTGGGTCTTCCTCGTCTTGGTGAGCAAATTACCATGTTTGAATCTCTTGGTTCAGCTTATGGTTATGAGCACAAAATCACTGAGTGGGCTGATGACAAAATGATGCGTGATGCTTCTGGTAAGCCTCTTGACATCCTTGTATATGCTCCTCAACGTAGGAATCAGCTTCCCCTCACTAGGAACGATGTTAAATGGGAACCATTTATCGAGTTCTGGATGCGTAAGTCTATGCTTGAATTGAAAGTTAAGCGTATGATTTGGAGCAAGCCTGGCACTGTTAAAACAAACGGTTCTAAGCAAGAATTGAAGCGTACTTCTGCTGGTGTTTATCACAGAATGCGTAACAATGGTAACTTAGTTCAATATAATCGTGGTGAATTCACTGCAAATCTGATTCGTTCCGTATTTGGTGATTTGTTCTATCGCAGGGTGGACGTTAAAGACCGTAGGGTTAAAATGTACACCAACGAAGCAGGTTTCGATGTATTCCAACAAGCTCTTAAGAACGATGCTCTGAATTCTGGTCTCACCTTTATGGCTGATTCTGGAAACAGGTATTTGCAAGGAGAAGGTCAACACATCACTTATAACTTTGCTTTTGATAGCATGGTTACTCGTGAGACAGGTCGTGTTGAACTGATCCATCTGAAGGAACTTGATCTTCCACAATCTAATCTGGAATTCGGTCAGAATAAAAAATCCACTCCTGTGTTCATGGTATTTGATGTTTCTCCAATGAGCGATGGTTCAATGGTTAATAACATCCGTGAAGTGAGGATGAAAGGTGCTCCTTCCATGACTTGGGGTTATATTGACGGAACTCGTCACCACTTAGGCTTTGCTAAGTCTCAGGGTATGAGCTCTGCTAACAAATTCCCTGGTTATGAGATTTGGATGAAAGATCGTTGCGATGTGTTCATTGAGGATCTCTCTCGCACAGTTTTGATCGAAGAGATTCCACAGTTCTAATCCCACTCTAGGAATAGTATTCCTAGACCAATCCTACCGAGAAGAGCTCTCCTCTAACTCCCTCCTTTGGAGGGCTCTTCTCAACCTACAGATGGATGGACTGGGGTGTCTCCTGGTTGCATTCCCTTCGATGGGAACCATCTGCTACAAACCAAATAAAATAAACTAAATATGGGCAAAGTTGGTAAAATTTCCACAATTAAGAAAGAGTATAGTAATTCTCAGTTGCAAACAATGCAAGGTGGTCTTTCACAAAAGGGTATGACAAGAGTTCCTGGAACAGGTGTTTTTAAATATCCTTACAAGGAACTTGATGGTCAGTATAGGACAGGTTTAGATCCAAACGCATCTTATATAAGAAGAATTCAAGATCCTACAGAAAGAGAACTGGAAAGAGAGCGTGTTGAAAATCTTAAAATCAAGCTGGAACAAGCACTTAATATTGAGCTTGGTCCTCGTTCTGCTTTTTGGAATAGTGGATTAAGCACGTCATCAAATGACACTCTACATGTTCAACCTGTAAAACTGATGGATGGTGACAATTTCTACGATCTTGATCAACCTCTTCAGGAGTTAGCATTTTCTTGGTTGCGTGTACATCCTACAATTGCAAGTTCTTATCAAGCTTGGGAGCGTGGTGAATTTCCTGCAGACACACAGTTTTATGTAGTGGATGATGAAATTGAAAACGCAGTTATGTTTAAAAAGAAACAGCTTGTAAATAAAGCAATTTCGAAGTTTGACAATATGACTCCTGAGAAGAAGAAGAAAGTTGCAAGATTACTAGGACTTCCTGTCACAGATAATACAAAAGAAGAAGTTGTTTACAATCTTGTAGATAATGTGTTAAAAGAGACAGAATTCAAAACTGGAAGTTACCAAGGTCTTTCTACAGTGGAAGTGTTTAACAGATTCGCTGACATGAGAGAAAATTTGCTCCATATTAAAGACCTCGTCAAACAAGCAACTGCTCATTCTATATATAGAATAAAACCTAACGGAAGGATTTATGAAGGAGAATTTGAAGTTGCAACAGATGAAGAAGAACTCGTAAAATTCCTTGCAGACGAAGATCATCAAGATGAACTTCTCACTCTAGAAGGAAAATTAAAAACTAAAAAACTAGCAGCTCTATGATATTAGTAGATAGTTTATTATATAAGATTGATCAAAAACTAAATAAACTATCTACCAATGAGCATCAACAGATTAATCTTGAGGACAAAATTTTAGTTCTCAATGAAAGTCAAATAAAGTTGATTAAACAAAAGGTTGATGGTTTTAGTGTAGTTAGCGGTATGGGTCTTGATTCTTTTAAGAAACGTTATGAAGATCTCCAAAGATTGGTGGTACACTACAATCATCAGCCTTTAAATCTAGAAATCAAGAATCCGAGGATAAACCAATGGTATACAAAACTTGACCAGCTTTTCCCAAAATACATGTTTTACATTGACAGCTATATGTTAGCTGACAAAGATAAGTGTAAAGACAGGGTGATATGGATAAACAAGGATTTGTCAAAACATGGTGACACTTCTCTACTCCTAAATAACGATAACTACAAGCCCTCTTTCGAATACCAAGAAACTTTCAATTACATATCGTCTGATGAAATAAGTGTGTTTACAGATGGTACATTTACACCGAAACAAATCTACGTATCTTACATGAGATATCCAGAATATATAGATAAAGCTGGATATGTAAAGTTTGATGGAACAGATTCTACAGATGTTAATTGTGAACTTGAAGAGTATTTAGAGGACGAACTTGTAGATCTCACTGTTCAAAATCTTGCAATGTATACAGAAAACCAAGCAGCAGTACAGAACAGTGTATATAGAATACAAACAAATGAATAGGCTTTTTAATATCTAAAATAAACAAAAATGGCAGATTTTTCTTTAACTACGCTCTTCGTGGTTCCTGTTGGCAGCACAATTGCCAGTAGCGGTTCTACGCAAGATCTTGCAGCTGGAACAGTCGGTTTCTACAAGAACGACTACACAGTTGCTACAGCAGGTAACATCGCTGCTGCTCCTTATTTCTATGTTGCTCAAGGTAGGTCAAACACCTATCTCCAAGGAAGCAAACGTTCTGACAAGATTTCTGGTTGCACAACTGGTAACTGTAAATCAAATGTAACTGAGTGGTACAAAGTTAGCGGTTGTGCTACCCCAATTACACAAATCACTGACATTTCTAACTGGACTGTTCAGTGCGGTGAGACTGTAACTGTTACCCTCCGTGCACATTCTTCTTACCTGGACACATTGTACTTCAATGGTTTCACTCGTAGTGTAACTGTTCAAGCTCCTTGTTGTGATTGTGGTGCTAATCCTTGTACAGATGTTAATGTTCCAGCTTTGATTGATGAAATCATTCTGGCTTTCCAACAAGCTGCTCCTGGTAACAATCCTGACAACATCAATTTTTCTGATTTCTATCAGTTTCAGCGTCTTGGTAACGATGCCACTGCAAAACTGCGTATCACTGGTAAGCCTCTTACCAAATATGGTCAGCCTTGTGATGTAGCTGCTTTCCCTTACGAATATGACAGGATGTGGTTCCGTGCATTCGTATACGAAGGTCCAGCCACCACTGCAGACTTCATTGTTTCTGATGCTTGTAACCTTGTTGCAAACGCTGTTGTTGTTCAACGTGCATCTTATGCAATTGGAACTTCTGACGAGATTGCACAACTTGAGAAGAACTTCTACAGCTATCAAGCTGGTTACCTCAAGCATCTCTACAGGATGGCTGGTTACAATGGTAACTTCGAATCTTGGGTTTCTGCAGGTACTACTTATGACACTTATTACATTAAGTTTAATGAGTATGACAAAGCTGCTTACTCTTGGGGAGATTACATCAAAGAAGATAGCTCAGTGATTATAGCAGTACCTGCTGGATCAGCTGCCGCAACTTCTGTAAGTGCAATCCTCACTGCAGCTTTGGGTACCCCAGTTGACAATGGTTCTGTATGTTTGACCACTACATCAACTAGTACAACTGTATGGCCAACCACTTCAACAACCACTACACTGATTCCTTAATAAAATAAGGATCATATAAACCTATGCCTGAGGGTGAGAGAGGATTCTCAAGTCCTCAGGCATAATTATTTTAAAAGATATGGCAAACGTACTGGATATATTAGTTATCGACACTCATAATATCAACACATTAGGAATAGCTGATAATTCTACATATGATGCCACTCCTGTAAGTCCAACAATAAGCATCACTGTTCCTGGATTTGCAGCAGTGCTTTTACCGTTTGTTCCAAACGATTTCAACGTTTTCAATTCTGCTTCTTTAGGATTATCAGTGGTGGGAGACCCTTTACTACCTCTTCCTGATGGAGTGTATTATTTGACATACACTATTGATCCAGCCTTAACAAACTTTGTCAACAAGACAATAATGAGAGTTGATAAGATACAGGAGAAGTTTGATGAAGCTTTTATGAAGCTTGATATGATGCAGTGTGATTTGTCTATAAAACAACAACAGAAAGTTGAACTGAACAGTATATACTATTTCATACAAGGATCTATTGCAGCAGCCAATAACTGTGCTGTAGACACTGCTAACAAATTGTATATTCAAGCAGATAAGATGTTGTCAAACTTCATAAAGAACAATTGTGGTTGTTCTGGAACAAATTACTTCAACAGTTTTGTATAACATACAAACATTATAATTATGGGAGCACAATGTAGAAATTGCGGAATAAAGGTTGGTTGTGGATGTCAATTAATAAATGGATTATGTTCAGCTTGCAACAGTGCTATTCAGAACATAACACAAAAGATAAAAAATGTTATCACCAAGATTAGTTAATTGCGTAGACTGCACCACTCCTGCAAACTTGATACTTGATATTGATTGCAAGCTTACAGATCTTGCAAATAATCAATACAATAACATAGTGTATATGTTAGGACTTCCTTTTAACCAAACGGTTATTGGAGACCTTCTTAACTACAAAAGGATATTGGTAAATAAGATTTGTAACCCAGACTATGCCCAATGCTACACTGTTGAAATGATAGCTAGCAGGGTAAAGATTTTAATACATAAATAATTAATAAAATGGCTTGTAATAACTGCTACAACGGTTGTGTAGAAACAACTTCAGATAAATGTGTAAGATATACAGGTGAGAATGTTACCAGCTTGGCTATTGAAAATGGGGATAATCTATTTACAGTGGAGCAAGCTCTTATAAATAAAATTGTTTCTTTTCTTGACGGAACAGGAATAAAGATAAATATTCCAATTGAAGACTACTGTACGCTTGTAACACAATATCTTCCTCCATGCTTTCCTGCATGTGGGGACCCTTCTGCAAAAGAACTTTTTACAGCTTTAGTAAAAGCTGCTTGTAACTTACAAACTCAAGTTACATCAATCAACGGAACTCTTAATACACTCAACGCTGACTACACTATTGGATGTCTTACAGGAGTTACAGCGTCATCTGATACGCATGATATTGTACAAGCTGTAATTACAAAACTTTGTCAGCTGGGAGTTGATCTAGCAGCACTTGCTCTTGACGTAGATACAAACTATGTAAAGCTTGCTGACCTTAATGGTTTAATCAACGCCTACCTTGCTTCCGTAGCACCAGCAATCACTCCTTACTATACAAGAATGATTCCTTACACTGTAATGGAATATTATGGAGGACTTTCTGGTAACTTTGATGTCAATGGTGTAGGCGTAGGTTCTTGGGAACAAATTTATCTTTGTAATGGTCTCAATGGAACTCCTGACAAGAGAGGTAGAGTTGGTGTAGGTGCAATTGTAGGTGTAGGTGGTGGAGCTCTTAATCCAGCCGTAGACCCTTCTAATCCAAGCAATCCAAACTATGCTCTAAATCTTGCTACAGGTGCAAACACTGTAACATTGTCTGCTACACAGATTCCTGCTCACACACACAGTGTAACTTTGACAGATCCTGGGCATCATCACTTTGTTGCTGGATCAGATTCAACAGCGTCTGCTTCTCCTATAAACTCAACAACTCCTATTGCTTCTGGAGGATCTGCTGGAACAAATACAGCATACGAACTTCATCCTAGTGTTTTGAGTGCAACTGTAGGAAAGTCAAGCACTGGTTTTACTGGAATCAATGCCACTATAGGCTCTACAGGAGGCGGACTTGCACACAACAATATACAGCCTTCACTTGCTTGTTATTATATTATGTACATTCCAAATCCTTAAACTATGGCTTGCGTACCTGGTATGCCTTGTTACAACGCTGATATTGTCTACACTTATTACCCCTCTGGATGTGTATATGATGGGTTCTTAGGCTATCCTATAAACTCAGATTACATCTATTATTCTGGATCAAACCTTCCAGGATCAGGAGTACAGTTTAAAGATAGTCTCACTTCAGCACTTCAGAAGATAGATTCTAAAATTACACCAGTTGCTATTGTACAATCAATGATAGCCATCCTAAGTACCAATCCTGGATACTTGGCAGCATTATGTTTATTGTTAACACAGTGTGCAAGTGTCACAACAAGCACAACAACTACAATAGCTCCTTAAATTTATAAAAACTCTGTTTTGTTGGTTTTACAGGGTTTACCCCTGGCGTGTCTACGTTGGGGGTTTTTAATTAATCATGTTAATGTAATAATTGATAAAATTAAAATTATTTTGTATATTCAATAATATTTCCTATCTTTATGTCAATTTAACTAAACATTTCATAAATGTCTGAAAATCAATCACTTCTAATCCAACTTCAAAATTTATTGACGTGGAAGAAAAGCAAGAAGTTTTATGCAGATAAGCTTGGTGTGACAGAAGAATGTGTAGATGATCTTTTGAAAGAGTTAAGAGATGCAAAACCTGTTCAAGTTTTTGAAAACAATACAGCAATATTCAAAGAAGATATTGTAAACGGAACTGGAGAAATAGTTTTAAACGTTAAAGAAGAAATAAAGTCTTTAGAAGAGCTGATTGAAAAGTCTAAAATAGATGTTTCTGTTTGGGAAATAACTAAATACGTACAAAACTATTGGGGAAATTCAACCACGCCTAACTGGCAAGTTAAAGCATGGTTGAGTAAAAAGAGTGAAAAAATAGTTTTCCAAAACGAATTTATTTCCTTTCTAAAGGAATATAAACCCACTCTTCCTTCTATAGACTCTCCTAAAGTGAAAAAAGATGTGCCAGAAGCATCTTTGATAATAAACAAACAAGATTCACATTTTAACAAACTTGATGTAGATGGTTCAAATAACATCAATGACAGGTTTGCAAAGATAAGAGAAAAGGTAGAAGTGATTATTAATCAAGCTCTTGTATCAAATCTTGTTGATACAATTTATTATGTAATAGGTTCTGATGAATTCAATAGTGAGTTTAACGGAACTACAACTAAAGGAACACCTCAGCAAAATATATTGTCATATCATAAATCTTTTGAAAAAATATGTAATCATGAGGTTGATATGATAAACTTTTTGGCATCTAATTGTTTTTTCCTGAACATTATTTACGTTCCTGGAAATCACGATGAATATGTAGGATGGCATTTGGTCAAATGGTTAGAAACGTATTACAAGTCAGAAGAGCACATATTTTTTGAAACTTCTCCTAAGTATAGAAAATATGTGAGTTATGGAAAGACAGCAATAATGTTCAACCATGGAGATGCAATGAAACCTGCTAAGCTTGCTGGTATATTTCCAATAGAATATAAGGACAAATGGTCAAGCCATGAGAACTTTTACATATTCACAGGAGATAAACATCATGAGGTGAGTCATGACTTTGGAGGAATTAAATTTTATCAAATTCCAGCATTTTCAAATGCTAAGAGTTCATGGGACGATAAGAACGGATATACAGGAGTAAGAGGAGAAGTGACAGGATTTCTAATAGACCATCTCTATGGAATGACGAATATATATAAACAGTATCTATAATGGCCACTCTAAGAAAATTAGTATCTGACGTAAGAAGCATGCACAAACTTTTATCAACTGATAGTTTGATAACTGATCGTGCTATTGCGTCTGAAATTAAAAACAATTCTCTTTTGTTGATAAAGAGGGAAACAAATCTTAGAAAACTTTGGGCAACAGACACGCTGTTTACAACAATACCCTGCCTTGAAATGGTGGAAGTTCCCATCTCAGAATGCTGTGAGTACGTAGACCCATGTACTATAGCAAGGAGTAAAGAAAAGCTTCCAAGAATAGCAGAGGGAAACTACCAATACATCATCCAAGGTGTCTACTCAATAAATGCAATGAGTGGTCAGGGAAAGAAACTTAAAGAAATTACAGTAAATAGATATATAAATCTTTTGAAACTTCCTATAATAAAGAAAGAAGCTTATTATTGGATAATGAACAATTATTTATATGTAAGTAATCCTCTTCTGAAAGCAATAAGAATGACTGCTTTATTTGAAGAAGATGTTCCCAATAGCATAATGTTCTCAGAATGCTGTTGCGGAGAAAGTATAAACATTGACGAGTTTTGCAAAAATCCTTTGGACAAACCTTATTCTCTCCCAGGATATTTGCAAAGTCAGGTGCTTGAACTTACTACTAAAAAGCTACTACAAACTTACTTTAGTATTAAAACTGACATATCTGACGATGGTATAGATGGTCAGGCTCCCAATGCACCAAATCTTAAATAATGAGAACCAAGATCGATTGGAGATCGGCAAGTAGAGAGAACTATATAAATTTTTGCAAGAAACATCCAGATGTAAATCTATCATTTGATGCTTGGAGGGATGTTATCTATAGATTTAACGAAGCTTTCAGAAATTACATTTTAGAAACTGGAAACAGGGAAAAGCTTCCTTTTGGATTTGGAGAGTTTTCAATAAACAAAAAGAAAAGGAAGAAACATAAAGGTGCAGAAAGTGAGTTTGTAAATCTTGCTATAGACTGGAAGAAAACCAAAGAGAAAGGGAAAGTTATTTACAATTTCAACTATCACACAGAAGGATATTTCTTTGGATGGATTTGGTTTAAAGAAACAGCAAGATTAAAAAACTGTAACTTTTGGTATTTCAAACCTTCAAGAGTTACATCAAGAATGATAGCACATTACATTAATGCTGACGAAAAATATCAACACATCTACAAGGAATGGAAGAAATAGTTTTTACAAATAGAAACATACAAAAATGAGCTACTACTATAAATATAATTTTGTAAGCCCAGAACCAGTTTATTCCGTTATAAAGGAAGAACTGAAAAGCTATTTTGATACAGGCGCTGTTGATGATCTTTTGTTTCCTACATACTTAGATAAGTGTCTTAGAAAACTTGGAAGAGCTACATATGAAATCCAAGAAACTTATTTGACAATAGAAGACTTTGAGACAAGACTTCCTGACAACTTCTTTGCTGTAAGAGAAGCTTGGATGTGTACATATGTTGATGGTTATCCTTACAGATCAGCAAACTCATTCTATTCACAAGCTGCTTCTCAAACAACAATTCAAGTTTCTCCTATAATTGTAGGTGGTGGTGAAGTTTGTAGCAATCCTAGTTGTACAAACCCTTCGTGCTCAGGCACTTGTATGCCTGAGATACAGGCTGTGTATAAGACAAATAATGAACTGAACATAGCTTATCAAAAATCATACCTGCTTAAACCAGGAAACATTTCTGTAAAAGCTCATTGCTCATTAGATTGTGCAAATATTGGAGCTTCTTCTGCAGACAGTTTTGATATAAGAGACAATAAGTTTGTAACAAACTTCAGACAAGGTATTGTCCATCTTGTATTTTATGCATATGATTATGATCAATCAGGAAACCAAATGATTCCTGATAACTACCGTATAAGAGAATATGTAGAAGCGTTCATCAAATATAAAATGTTTGAAACTCTTTCTAATCAGATAAATGACGAGACATTTAATCAAGTTCAGCAAAAACTTGTTTACTATAAACAATTGTCAGATGAAGCATTTATAATGGCTGACATAGAAATAAAGAAACAAGATCCTTACGCAAAGCAAAGAAGAATAAAGCAAGATTTGAACAGGTTCAACATGTACGAACTGCCTAATAGGACAAATAGATATGGCTGGAGAAGAAACGGGTAATATTAAACTGCAACAAGCTGTTGGTAGGGTAGGGCTTGACATGGATTCATCTGCAAATCAGGTGGCTCCAGGCAAGCTTTCTTATGCTCTAAACGCAGCATTAGAGAACTACGACGCTAACTCAGTGAACTATCAGAATGAACCAGGAAATGAACTTTGTATTTCATTTCCTGAAGGATATTCATTGATAGGTTCACATTTTATAAACGAATCTGGAAAACATATATTCTTTTTAACAAACGATACAACAGGCGATTGTGAGATTGGATATATGGATAATAACGATTGTGTTTATAAAACTTACATAAATGCACCTTGTTTGAATTTTAAAGTGAGCAGCCCTATTCATAAGGTTGTTCATAAAATTACAAACTGTACCACTGAAATCTATTGGACAGATGGTTTGAACCCTAGAAGGTTTCTAGATTTAAATAATCCTCCCTATGTTACATCTACAGGAGTAAATGTTTGTGATAGTATTAATACAACTGCAATTGACTGTAATAAATTAAAGATACAGCCTAATTTTTCAATTCCTGAAATAGATGTAACAGATGTAGTTAATGGAGGAAACTTAACTGCAGGTGTATATCAATTTGCAATACAATATTGCGACTCTGCTGGAGACCCTTATACATCATACTACTCTGTAACAAACCCCACTCCAATATCCAACGAAGACATCACCACTCTTGATTTCAACTACTCTGTAGGAAAGTCAATAGAGCTGAATATAAAGAACCTCGATCTTACAAGATATTTTGAATATTACAATATTGCTGTAATTAAAACAATTAATGCAATAACTTCTGTTGAATTAATTGGTACTTATTTTATTGATGGTTCTTCAAAAACAATCACTTATACTGGTCAGAATCAAACACAAATAAGACTTACGTTAGACGATGTGTTTGAAAAGTTCCCATATTACGATATTGCAAGTGATGTAACTGCTGTACAAGATGTCATAGTTTGGCAAGGTCTTACATCTATAGATCAAGTTAACTATCAGAAGATTGCCAATCAAATAACTCTTCAGTGGGAAACTTGGAGAATACCCTCTACAGAAAACTATTCAAACCCAGTAAATGCCACAAATCTTCGTGGTTATTTGAGAGATGAAGTTTATGCATTTGAAATAGTTTTTCTATTAAAGAATGGTCAACAGACAGATGGTTTCCATATTCCTGGAAGAGCATTGTCAGTTAATGACACATTGTATCCAGATGTACCTGATACAAATCCTGATTTCATAGGAGAACCTACATATTCCTCTGGAGGAATTGGATATAGCCCTTATTGGAAAATATACAACACTGCCACAGAAACAGGTTTCTCAGAAGGATATAGTTCAAACGTAGATTACAAAGGTGCATACAAATATGGTGATTTTGCATATTGGGAATCAACAGATGTATATCCTTGTAATACAGATGTTTGGGGAGATTTAGCAAATCAACCAATCAGACATCATAAGTTTCCTGATACACTTGTAAGCCCTATATTTGAAAGTGCAGTTTATGCATCAGGATCTCCTTTAACTCCTGTTGAGACAAAGAATGCAGTGTTTCCAATAGGTGTAAAGATTAATGTACAACAGATTAATCAACTTGTACAAACATCAGACCTAACTGCTGATCAGAAACAAAACATAGTTGGTTTTAAGATTGTACGTGGTAACAGAAACACAAATAAGTCTGTTATTGCAAAAGGTATTTTAAGAAACGTAGGAAAGTACAATAGAGAAGGAACAGATTATTATTTTCCAAACTATCCTTATAACGACCTTAAGAAAGATCCTTTCATTACAACTAAAAGCAATGCTTTCCTTGGTCAGTGTGAAAGTTATAGAATAACTGTACTCACTTCAGGTGAATACCAGTATACAGATTGTTACACTGCTGAAGTTGTAGAAGCACCAATGAATGCTGGTGACGTTATTACACAGTGTACAATTGGAACTATTACAATTATAAGTGGAACCGCAACAATACTAAAAACTTCATGGTATACATACAAAATCTCTTCAGTATCAGTTTCAAATACATGGTTTTGGGTTGATCCTGTTTCACTTCTTACAAAAAGCTGGATAGTTGGACCTGGTCAAACTATTACAGTGGATTCAAGCATCTTGCCAAATCCTGTACCAGGATTACCAGGAACATTTACGAGATACGCAATCAGTAATATAAACAATCCTTCTTGTCAAGGAACAGACCTAGATGGATTCTCAACAGACGATTCTAAATTCAGACATGTATTCAACTCTCCAGAAACATCCTTTGGAAGTCCTTTCTTAGGAAGTGTTTTGAAGTTGGAAAATGTAATGTTTGGTGCTGGTAGGGCTCACTTTGTAGAAGTGAAGAAGAATGCAATGTATAAGCTTGTTACAAAAGAAGCACAAGAAGATGCTTTGGAAGCAAGTGAAGACGTTTCTAGAATTGCAGGAACTTTTGATGCCACTGCAATGTTTACTGCTTACCAATCCTACTTACAGATATATATAAATGGTATTACAAGAAAGAATTATGGATATTCTTTCAACTCTATAGCTGAGTATAACTATTCAGCTAATATAGATAATAATCTGGGAATTAAACAAAGAGAACTTGATCTCTATCAATATCTTATTCCTGGTGTACAGAATGTAGGAGATAATTATAATATAAACAATTTTCAAAGAGAGTCTTCTGTTTATTTGAAAACAGCAGGAGCCACACCTCTACCATTCCCAGATAAAACAAACAGCCTCATTCTCTCTTCTGGAGGAAGCTTGATAAGTGATGATTCAAGATTTATAATATCACAAAAAGACAGCTGCCTCACTCCAGAAAAAGAACAACCTATAAGTGTAGTTAGTTATTACGCAGCAATTAAGAACATCATCCCTAACCAATGGGGTCAGATGTATTCTTATGAAACAATAGACACAGGTGCACAAGTAATATTCGACCTATCTAACTCTTATACAGGAACAACTGTTTTTGGTGGAGACACATTTATAAATAAATTCTCATTCAAAACAAAGGTGCCCTTCTTTATTGATAATAGGGTGGGTGCTCCTGATGATAGTGATATATTTTATGATGAGCTTGGAAACATTGGCTATCCAAAGTATTGGCACTCTGCAAGATCTATTCTTAGCAATTACACTGTAGGAGGTAGCACAGGTCCTCTCAAAAATATCATTTCCTATAAAGCACATAATTTTGATTGTCCAAATAGTCAATCAGATACATCTGGTAATCCTGGAAGAACATTCTATGATGGAAAGATGTACATGTTTACATATGGTATTCCTACATTCTATTGTGAATCTAGTGTAAACGTAGACCTCAGGCAAGCATTTAATAATAAAGATGGAGATTTCTATCCTCACGTTAGTACAGGTATTCCTGATGAATGGGTGCAGGAAAGCAATGTAAGTATTGCATTTGACAACACTTATTATTACAATCCATCTTTCTCAAAACAGAACACTGAAAATTCTTTCTCACATCTTCCAGTTGATTGGACTGGTGATCAATGTTATACAAACTTTCCATTCAGAGCAATATATTCTGACAGACAACAAAGTTATACAGACAATCGTATAAACAGTTGGTTGATATACAGACCAATTAGCTTCTTTGATTTTCCACAGAATTATGGAAAACTTACAAGCTTGGATGGTATTCAGAATAGAGCTGTCCTTGCAAGGTTTGAAAACAAATCATTGCTTTACAACACCTTGCTAACAATTGATACAAGCAATCCTCAAGCTGCTTACGTAGGAAACGACACATTGTTCAGAAGCTCTCCTCCAATAGATTTTGCAGAAACAGATCTTGGTTATGTAGGAAGCCAGAATAAAATGTTGTTAAAGATTCCTCAAGGACAGATAACAATTGATGCAAAAAGAGGACAGGTGTTTCTTATTTCAGGAAACAGCGCACAAGACTTGTCAGCATTTGGCTCAGGATTGAACAGGTTCTTTACAGACCATCTCGCTTTTGAAATACTTAGGTATTTCCCAAATGTTCCTACAGACAACCATTTCAATGGTGTAGGATTGCACGGTGTGTTTGATAGTAAGTTTGATAGAATTATAATAAGCAAGCTTGACTACATTCCTTTAAGAAACGATATTAAATACGACGCTGTTAAAGATGAGTTTTATATTGAAACTAAATATAGAATGCCTGATGAGGAACTATTTTACAGCGTGGTTCGTGAAGTTGTTTATTTAACAGATCCTACGTATTTTTGTAATAAGTCTTGGACACTCTCTTTTAACTTCAATACAAAGAGCTGGGTGAGTTTTCATAGCTATATTCCTAACTGGTATATTGCAGAAAACAATTTCTTCTATTCTGGAATAAACACAGGTTGTGATTTACATGCAATTGCTGTAGAGGAAATACCAACACCAACCACCACTACAACAAGTACAACAAGTACAAGCTCTACAACAACAACCACAACTACAACAATTGCACCTCAATGTAATCTTGAAGGAACTGCTAGAGTTGGTGTTTGTACACTTGAAGGAACTGCAGTGTATATACCCCCAGTAACTACAACTACAACTACAACAGTGATAACAGCAAATTGTACATTGGAAGGAACAGCAGAATATATTCCACCAGCTTAAAACCTTAAAATATTATAAAATGGCACAAACAGTACTAATAACATTGACTACAGCAGGAGCTGATACAGGACCTTTCAATCTATATTCAAATGTAGATGGGTATGTTTCTGCTTTTGAAACATCCGTAGCAAAAGCATCTCTTGTTTCAGGATATACATCTATAGTTGTTCCTGATGGAACATCTATAATAAGGGTGAAATCAACAAGCGCTCTTTGTACAAATTATATAGACTTAGCAGTTTCTGGTGTCACTACCACTACAACTACAACTACACAAGATATTGTTCAAGTGATTCTTTATGGTAGACATGATCCAGCTGCCTCTACTTTCCCACTTTTGGCATTTGCATATTCGCAAAACGGAGGAGTTTCATGGACTCAAGCAGGTGCATCTTTTGATGATACAACCTGTACCCAAAGAGCTGTTATCAGTGTACAAAGAAACTCATCTCTTTCAATAAAAGTTGTTCAAGACGGAAACGTTGGAAACGTATGGCAATCAAGTAGAAGTGGTACAAGCTGTCCTGCTTTCACAACAGTGAATTGTATTTGGCCAGCAGCAACTTCAGCAAATTCAACCACATACTACTTTACAGTGAATGGTGATAATCAAGGAACTTGTTAAGAATAACAAATGGCTAAGACAATAATCATAAAGTTAACTAGTGCAGGCAGAAGAACAGGCCCCTTTCAGATATTAGATGATAGGGGCAATGTTCTTGCCAACGATGTTTCTAAACAAAACATCATTGATGGCTTTACAGTTAGTGTTGCTGATGAAACAAAGGTTATTGTAATAAAATCTCTATACACATGCTGTAACACCTCAATCAATGTCTCAATAGGAACAGCTACAAAGGAGGAACTAGCAGCTCAACAATTTAAAGACACAAACACTGCATCTCTTTGGAGGCATTTGACAAACACCACCATTTATAACAAATATTACGGTTGTACAAATCCTTATATTATAGAATATTCATTTGCATTTAGATATCAAGATGAGATTCTTCAAAATATAAAAGACTATACAAAGGTGTATCAATATCTTCCTTCAGAATATGGTGTGTTTGATGACAATCGTAAGGTTGAAATAGACAATCAGTATTTTGATAAATCAATTCTTTATAATGGTCAGCAGTCTTCTGGTGTGTTGAAACTTGTTCCAAAACCAATCAACAACCTGAGTGACTATATGAAATATCCTGTTTACAGCGTAGACAGTAAAACAATAACATTTACAAAAAGCGATAACTTCTACCAGTATAATACATTTTGGTCTTTGGTAAGAGATAAGTCTAAACCACTGTTCCTATCAACATGTGAATCTCTTTCAATTGACAAAGTTGTAAACCAATCTAACATGGACTACTCTAAAAGATCCTTTAAGAAGGAACCTTTGAGAGCTAAAGAACTTAAAGTTAGACATATTCTTGATTCAAGAAGTGACGTGCATTTAGTTTCACAATTTTTTGTAACAGCAAACCAAATCTCTTACAAATAACATGAAGAAGTGGTTAGATAAATATGAAGCTCCAAAAGCCCAGAATGGTATAGAAGGAACCATGGGAGGTCTCACTGACAAGGGATTTGATTATAATGGTGCATGGGGTGGAACAATGATGACAGGAGGCTCTCTTCCTGGTTCTGTAGGCTTCATGTACGCACGCACAGGAGACATTCCTTCCAATGGTCCTTATGCAAAGAAGACAAAGGCTAGTGCACAAGATGGTACAAATGTAAAAAAACCATCGGTTAACCTTTCTCCTGATGAACTAAAAATGGAGCGTTTAAAACAGTATGCACAACAAGCTTCTAGAAAAGAAAACCCCAAGTTACAGTCTAGAGGATCTACACCTGACGCTGTAAGAAAAATGTTATATGAAGATTCCCAACGTGGAGAACTGAAAAACCAAATACTAAAAGGTGCTGACATTGCTACAGATATAATGCAGGTTGGAAACTTTGTTCCTCATCCAATAGGTCAAGCTATTGGTAAAGCTGGTAATGCAGCTGGTGCTTGGGTAGATGCTGCACAAGCAGCTGGTGATCTTTATAATGGAAATTATGTATCTGCTGCAATAAATGCAGCAAGTGTTGCACTACCTAATGTACTTGCAAATAATGAGTTTAGAAGAAATAGTAAATATTTAAAACCAGGACAACCTTTATATCCACTTAGTCCACAAGCTGGGATACTTCCAGGGGGATATAGTAGAACACAATATATAGAACCTTTTACAAAGGTGAGAGGTATGACAGATAAATCTCTATTAGCAAATCGTGCATTGCTTGGAGTACTTGGTGCTGAAACAGCTTATGATTCTTATCAGAATGGTGGTGAAATGAAATACTACCAAGAAGGCTTGGATTTCAAACCTAAGACAATCAGTGAAGATGGTTCCATTATAACACCTTATGGACAATGGGAATATCCTGGTGAGGTGACAACAATTCCATCTAACCAAATAACAATGGAAGGTGTACCTTATCCTGTCCTTGGAATATCAGACACTGGTGATACACAAATGATGTATCCTGAGGAAGACTATGAGTTTGATGGAGAATCAGTTACAGAATACCCAATAGCAAAAGGTGGTATTAGTGTTAACAGTGCTGATGCTCAACCTATTAAGAAGTTAGATCAATTGCTTAACTTTACAAACTATAATAAACCATCCA